ATCAAGTGCGCGAACCGTGCCGGCATCCGTGGCAAGCTGGGTCCAGATCTGCATCCAGTCGCCATACTGGCGGTCAACACGCTGACCACCGATCTCCACCTCAACCTGTCTGATAAGGCGGTGACCGATATAGTGGGTCCAGCGGAAATCACCTCTAGCTGCTGACACCTCGGGAAGCACCACTTGCACGTACGTCTTGTACATTAGATCAGCGTTACGGTTGATAATAGCCGTCACACGCTTGTTGAAGTCCGCCTGACCGTTGAAGGTTACCTCAATGGACTCCACAGCGAAGTTCGTGTGGCGCTTGTAAAGAATCTTCCAAAACGTAATCTGAGGGTTTCCAGAGATGTAAACATCCTGTGCTCCGTAGGACACTAGTTGCATTAAACCACCGCCCATATTGTTGTTATATCTAATAAGAAGAAAAAGTTTTAGCCTAAAAATTTTCCCGTCGACCTCGCTTGAAATATTCAACTAATTACAAATGAACTTCTGGCTGTTTCCGTTCATTAATCCAATTATTAATACCGTACTACGTGGCTTTTTAGTTGCTTTAGTTTCTGTATATGGATTCAAGATGTCATGGTATAATGGTTATTGGTTAGCAATAGTCCATGATATCATTTCATTAGTTCTAATTCGAGACATGGTTTAATTACCAGTAGACCCGAAACCACCTGATCCACGATTATCGGGAGGTGATGGAAGATCATTTAGGTTATTAACAAAAATAATCTTATTCCAGGGAAGCCAGTTGTGTTGAACAACTTGAAAGAGACGACGTCCATACTCAACTACATACTGTACACTATCAGAAACACAATCTACACGAGCAATAAGCTCCCCACGATATCCTGCGTCAGCCAAACCAATTTGATTAGACATACGAAGAGGAGTCAATGAAGTTGATGAACGTGCGAGTAGAAGATATGGTACAGGATTTCCATCAGAATCAAGAGCTGCAAAATGAGCACCAAGGCGCATTTCTACACCATATTGTCTGTTTTGAAAATTAAGGATCATTTCAGGAGAGAGAAGATCAAATCCAGAATCCGTCCAGCGGCGATTGTCTACATGTTTCCTCATATCATTACGAAGAACTTGATCGGGTACAAATACATATAGACTCATATTGTTACTTAGTATCAGGCATGCTCCATGTAAGTCTTTATAGGTAAGAATGTAACAGCAACACAAATTGCAGCAGAAACTTGTGCGATTACATTATACATAAATTCTTCAGTTGGTACTCGTCCAATCATCCATGCTGCTAGACTCCCAATAGGAGTAAAAAATCCAGTAGTAATTCCCTTTGAAATGCTAAACATTGCAAAGTAAACAATCGCCATCACAGAAGGATCGGCTTCTGTAAGCAGTTTGGCATATATAATTGTAGTAACTCCAAGAAACTCAATGAAGTACTTATTCCAGAGCATTTATAGATGACGGAGACAAACTGCCACATATTTATCTGCACCACCGACTTCAATCTGAGAAGGTGTGTCCACTAGTCTCCTTGAATATGGTGCTAAAGTTCCATCTTTACATTCAAAGCATAATGCGTTCAATTTTGAGACAGTATTGGCTAAGGGTATGATATCTAGAATTTCTCCAAACTTAAATTGACTTGAGCATCCATCGAGACCAACGACTAGAACATTTTTTCCTTTAAATAATAGTTTATAACAGAGAAGGTATAGTCCTTCAAAGAATTGTGCTTCTTCAATAACGTAACAATCGTGTGATAAATCATCATACCAATTTATTCTCTCACGAATATCCCAGACTACGCAGGAAGATCGATCATCATTATGAGTTACTAAAACTGGATCACTCGAATACCGATCATCAATTTTTGGTTTGATTATTATAACGTCTTTTCCTATGGCTCGCATTCTACGAACATAGGATAGAGCATAGCTTGATTTTCCTGAAAACATTGGTCCGATAACTACTTCAAGAGACATCTTATTGGAATTACAATTATTACTATACTAATTCGTTTTTGTTATATTTAATAGAGTTTTGAATGAAACTATTCTTGGAGGTGGCGGTAGTCTAATTGGCTGAGTGACTACGTCTGGTGGTCTATTAAAAATTTTATTAGAAAGATTTGGAGGATTGAAAACAACTCGCTCTGGTAAAGTATCATGCTGGATAACTGCTTCTAAATGTGGATTAAAAATACTATTAGAAATGGTCGGGCCATTAAACATAACTCGCTCTGGTAAAGTATCATGCTGGATAACTGCTTCTAAATGTGGATTAATGTTTTTATTTATAGTTGGATAAAATGAGATATCGGGCTCACTAAGTACAGGATTAAAAACTTTGTTAGAAATATTTAGACTATTAAACACAACTCTTTCTGGTAACCTATCAGGCTCACTAAATACGTATGAGTCGGACTTAAAAACTTTATTAGTAAGAGTTGGACTATTAAATAAATTTGTATAATCTATTGGGTTTACATGTTTATTAACTGGTTGACTAGCGGAAAACTGTTCGTATTCTACAGACTTATTAAAGTAAACAGTGTAGTCCTTAAACCCGTTTTCAATATTACTATAACTGGGAAGTTGCGCACACATATTGGGTTTAATAATGTACCAATTATCACGACGCTGCAATGGTTTCCATATCTGATCTATAGCATATTGACTTTGGTTATATGTATTAAGTAATCCGTCTACTCCTTTCTTGAAACACTCCAATAATGGTTTATAATAGGAATTATTAACTATGTATGCTAATGCACAGTTGCAACTTATTAACTTAAAGCTATTCTTATATGACTTTACAAAACTTCCTCCAAGTACAATAACGTCATATTCTGTTCGTATTAAATCTTCTAATATATCGTATCCGGTTGTGAAATGTTCTGTCCACGTAAGATCATCTTCTGCTATAAATACATTATCCCAGTTTTCTGCGATAGCCATTTCTAGAACAGCAATATGACTTAATCCACAACCAATTGCACCTCTTTGATGTCTTACCGCGTTAAATCTATGAACCCTACTAGGACTCATATATTTTAATAACTGATTCTCAATGTGTTGTTTACGATCTAATCGGTCATCTAAGTTAATATAAACAACTTTACTTATGAATTCAAAAAAAAAATTTCCTCTGTGTGAGTTGACATTATAGTGCCGATATCATTATCAGTATGTTCACTCGTAACCTCTGGGATATAGTAGTCTTGTAGCGTTACATTATTTTTAGTGTAAAAACTTAAGTCTTTAGTCGGGTTTATACCTCCTTGTTTAATAACATTTGGTATAAAAAGTTGTTTAAAGTAAAGAAAAAACGTGAATCGCTGTTTTTCAGTATCTCGGATATAGTTCAAAAGAAGATCCCAAGATAGATTTAGCTGTAAAATTGTATCAATTCCAAGAGATAAGATGTATCGAGCTAAGTATTTACTGATTATAATTGAATATGTTCCGTATATTAGATGTTGATAGTTTACTATATCTGTAAAAATAGTATCTGATTTTTCTGTATAAAAATTGTTTTTAGAAGTATGACAACCTAAGTAAACCAAATCCTTACCCTTAAGTAATTCTTTATTGATGAAAAGATTTTTATCTAAATTCTTCATAGTATAAACATCATCTTCAAGAATTAAGGCATGGTCGTCATCACTGTTAGCAAGCTCACTCAATAATAAAAATGAACTTTGTATTAGCCCTAACGATCCCCTGGTAAGATGTTGTCGCTTAAAGTTGTACTTATGTTTATAAGATGGTATCATTATCGATCTATTAAATTCAACATGTTGAGAAGAGTTACTGATATTCATATATTCAAAGTATTTTTTCATTAGAGCATTTGTTTCAGAATTATTAGAACCATCGATTGCTTCTATAATTTTAAAATTTGTGTTAGACTGAAATACCATTTGTTTGTCCATGTAGTCTCGCTTCTTGTTACACTTAGCCATGTTGATAATATATGTTTTAGGAAATGAGTACTTGCATGGTGGCAGTGATACTATATAATCAAATGTGGTTTTATGAAGTTCTTCGCTTTGTCCACCAAAATACGATGTACTATACTTAAGTGAATTAGTCTTATTGTAGATATACATAGGATCATCTATAGCAACATACTTCCCATTTGAAAGTTCTAAAGCACAATAATACTCTGCTATATCACTACACACCTTTAACCATTCATTATTTATCGTTAAATATTCCTTTGGAATAGATTTAAAAAATATACCATATCCAGTTTTTAAGTGACGTGCTAACCAATTGGGTTCCTTTCTAAACTGTTTATTAGAAAGAGTATCGTCTGGATATGTTGAGAAATTTGGATTTTCTGTGAGAGTTTCGTTGTCATATATATTAAAATTCGAAGATAGCATCTCAACGGTCTTATCTGAGTATACTTCAGCAACTCGCATTAGTACATCAGAATCTGCTAACCAATCATCTCCATCTAATATACATACTATTTCAAAATCTTTTACTAATTTATAAGCTGTATATTTCGAGTATGTTTGACCATATCTCTTATCATTTTTTATGTAAGTAAACTTTGATTTAACATTGTGATTCGTAACTAGATCAAAAAACAACACTTCTGTATTATCTTCGGAGCAGTCGTTTACATATATACAACGCCAGTTTGTATTTGTTTGTGTGATCAAACTAGTTAAGTTTTTCTCAATATTTAACTCATTGTTAAATGACGCAACTACAAAACAAAATTGACTACAGCCGTCAACTGTTTCCATTATATTATTTATTAGCGTTATTTATTCGAATACCATACGAGGAACAATATGCATTGCCTCTAGTTCCTGAGACCAAAGTTTCACTGCATAGGGAATAGTTTTCATCTCAAACTGAGTCTGGACTCCACATGTACCGCAGTGATAGATATTCTCAATAGGATTTACCACCGCAAGAGTACCACATGACTTACAGAATCCAGTTGTGAACGGATCACTTACATCCATCAGGCGCTCCTTTGTAAAGACAGAAGCTCCATGTGATAGCATACAATCACGCTCCATCTCACCGACACGTAGACCACCATCGCGGGAACGTCCCTCGCAAGGCTGACGAGTTAGTGATACTATAGGACCACGAGCACGAGAATGCTTCTTATCGATAACCATGTGCTTCAGACGCTGGTAGAAAGTAGGACCCATGAAGATCTCTGCTTCCATCATTTCACCAGTCTGGCCATTGTAAAGAATCTCATTTCCATATGGATGCATTCCTAGCGATAGAAGCTGTTCGCGGATATTTTCCACTGGAAGGTGAGAGTATGGAGTTCCATCACCTAGAGTTCCTTTTTCTGTACAAACTTTACCATACATTGTCTCCATGAGCTGCGCGATAGTCATACGTGAAGGTACAGCGTGAGGGTTCATGATTAGATCAGGACGAAGACCCGTGGATGTATAAGGCATATCCTCCTCATTTAGCATAATACCACAGGTACCCTTTTGTCCGTGACGAGATGAGAACTTGTCGCCAATTTCAGGTACACGCTCAGAAACCACACGTACTTTCACAAATGGATACCCATCTGAGTTACGATCCTGCCACACACCATCTACACGGCAGTTCTCAGAATTTTTGTGCGTTGAAGAAGAGTCGCGATACTGATAACCATTTGCGTCATTCTTAATAGATGTTACCTTACCAATTACAACGTCGTTTTCTTTGATGATAGAGTTGAGAATAGGTACACCATTATCATCAACACCATGATAAGAGGATGTCTTGAATCCTCGTGTATTCTCTCTTCTAGGTCGAGTAAACTTCTCTTCCTTACCTGATGCGATATTACGGTGCTCTTCGTCCTTATAGATCGTGTAGTATAGCGTGCGAAACAGTCCACGATTAATTGCCCCCTTATTCAGAATCACCGAGTCCTCCTGATTGTAACCACCATAGCACCCAATAGCTACCATGATGTTATCGCCCGAAGGCATCTCATGTGTCTTGAGAGTGTTCATCATACGAGTCTCAACAAATGGACGCATTGGTGAGCACAGAATATAACCATTCTTATCGAGTCTTCGAGCATAGTTGCGAGCAAAGATACCAATAGCTTGCTTCCCCATAGCAGACTGATATGTGTTACGGGGTGACTGGTTGTGATCAGAGAACGGGATACTGTTTGCCATGTGTCCAATGATGAGTGTAGGATGAATCTCACAGTGCGTATGTACTGGAGTAATCTCGGACTGTGTCATAGCGACACGAACAACTTCTGTCTCGCACGGATCAACATATTCGATATTTGCACGGATCCAATCATTCCATGTGCTATTTGGACCGGGTCCTGCTACAATAGCTTCATTTTCTACCCTATAGAGTGGTCGCACAAATCTCCCACTATCAGTTTCAATATTAATAATGTAGTCACGAATATTCCAAGAAATACCTGTGTGAGGATGTAGTGCAAACTTGCGCTTTGCATTGCGAAGATAATCATGTACACTAGTAGGATTCTGAGTATATGCTACAATTACACCATTTACGATGATCATAGTACCAGAATATTTATCCTTAATCGATTTTACCCACTTGAGATCAGGCACATTCTCCAGAACAGTCATTACTACAGCTGATGGTGTATGCTGAGTAATTGATGTCAGCATTGACATAGACTTTACGATACCTACCGAATGACCTTCAGGTGTTTCTACTGGGCATACGTATCCCCATGATGTACCATGTAGCTTACGCGGTGCCAAAAGTTTGCCAGACTTTTCAACGGGAGTTTGAATGCGTCGAAGATGGCTGAGTGTAGCAGAGTATGACAGACGATTTAGTACCTGAGATACTCCAACCTTAGTAGCATTTGACATGACACTAGTTGAAGTACCCAATCCCTGTACTGTAAAGTTACCCGTAGCAAGTGATTGTTTTAGCTTTCCTTCGATCGTAGATACTTTTAGAATTTTGTATAGATTGTTTACGTTTAGGATCTCCAGAGGACGAGGAACGTCACCCTTCTTCCATGTATCATTATTCACCTCATGAACAAACTTGCTTCGAATATCCTTACATACCTTCTGGAAGAGCTGACGGAATAGATGAGTTAGAAGTGCTCCAGGTGTAACGACGCGCTTGTTGGGATACGCATCACGATCATCTACTTTAATTACACCCTCTGATGCGAGTAGCAGACGTCTTACCAACCACGCAGTAAGAAGGATCTTACGGCTGTTGATTACCTCCTGAGTCGACTTGTCACCGCCAAACTTCACATGCGGGAGATACTCGGTCTCAAGAAGACTGCGCACATAGCTATGCTTATCCTCCGATGTAGTGCCATACTGAAGATGATGTACTAAATAGTTGATAGCATCCTCACGATTATATACCTTTACATCTGCACACTCCTTGAATGAAGCACCAAGAAGTTCAACATACTCGCCAGATGGGCAGATAATATTGGCGATTTCTTCATCAGAATCAACGCCAAATGCACGGAACATAACCATCAATGGTAGATCCTCCTTGAAGCGTGGAACACACATCGTAAGAGGATAACCTAGTCCGTTAAATTTGGCATTCACTCGGACTTCTAGTTTCTTTGGTGGAGTAGTAAACGATTCATGTAGAGACTTCATCTCTGCAGAAAATCCATACTTTGCTGATGTCTTCTTGTTGTAGAAGATCATAATGCGATTGTCAGCCACCTTCTCCTGACATAGAATCGTACGCTCAGATCCGTGGATCAGGAAGTAACCAAACGGATCGTAAGGGCATTCTCCGATTTCTTCTTTGCTCATAGGATAATCATTCATAATGCAGAGTGATGATCCAAGCATAACAGGAATCTTCCCTAGAGATACCCCCTCAAATACCTTCACATGTTCATCATACTCTGATAGAGTTTCTCCCTTATATGCTCGAGCAGTAAACCTTACATCGCAGAACATCTGTGCTGCATATGTAAAATTGCGAGCACGAGCTTCTTGTGGAAACATAGGCTTGATACGCCCAGTTGCTTCTTGAATGCGTGGCTTCATATACGTGACATTCTCAAACGTCAAACGTAGCTCGTATTTGTATTTCTTTAGTCTCTCATCTTGCTCATGCCACACAACAATTGGAGCTGTAGAAGCTACAATCAATGGAATCTTGTTGCGAACAAAATCCTCGAATGACTCAATTTGATGCTCAACTAGCTTAGGAATTCCTTGACTTTGAAAATATGTATTGATCGCTTGCCACTCCATGGTATTCATATGAGTCTAGTTCGACGTAAATACATTATGATTCGTTTTTAACAATAGAATGGACGAAAAGGTTGTTATTACAAAAATGGGAAGTGAGCCTTCTCCCTCTAAGATTCCTGTAAAACCCATAGAAGACCCCAAACTCGAAGGTGGGAAAAAAAGAAGGAAGTCCTTAAAAACTTTTCCACGTGGAATTCTGAAAACAGCTAAAGTAAAAATCAAACCTGTTGCAGATCCTGCTAAGCACCCTCCTTTGAAGAAATCTATGACAAAACGAACAATTCGTCTTTTAACAGATAAAAATGTTAATGATCATAGAAAAACAATAAAACAACGAGTTGAGAGACTAAAAGATGGAAAGGTACGAGAACTTGTTATTAAACACAAACTATCTAAAGGAAATGGTCCAACATCATTACTGCGACAAATATTAGAAGGCGGGATGTTATCTGGATTCGTTTCTTTATGATTATATAATCGGAATGACAGCACGATGGGGTCCATTAGGCTGGATGACACTTCACTCTATATCTGTGTGTTATCCAGAAGAACCTACGGTTATTGATAAGCAATTACTAGATGAATTTATGCAGGCATTTGGAATGACAATTACATGTTCAATTTGTAATGAACATTTTTCAAGGATGTTCAATGGTTACAAAACATCTGTTCCTACATGGAACAATAGTAGATACGACCTATTTATTGCTATATGCAAGATGCATAATACAGTTAATGGTCGACTGAACAAACCAATACCGAAAACAGTTGGTGAATGTATAGTTATGTTAGAAAATGCTACTAGGTACTCACCACCTTCTGAATTTCGTAAAAGATACATTGAATATTTAGGAGGACAATGGCGGAACTTTTTAGGATTAAAACAAAAAGTTGATCTTATGAAAAAAATTGACGAAGAATACTGGAATAATAGAGAATCTGGGTATAGTAATCTCAATTTTGATGTGACTGTTGATACAACTAACTATCCTAATCAACCTGTTCACCAAAAAGTAATTTTTCCGAAACTAAAGATTCGCAACATTACATGGCGACCACTTGTGTAAGGTTATATTCAGGATTCCATGGTAATGAAATTCGTGGCTTCATTTCCCAATCATGTCGTTTCATCCATGGATTACGTGTCTCTGAATGAAGTTCGTCTGGATATAATATACGTCTCTTAGCAGCTCTAAGCGAGGTGTGTGGCATAATAAACTGAAGCTGACGATTCACATTGAAGTTCAGTGGTTTAGCATCATTCTTCGTATATTCATCATACGCAACAATATCTGTAATCAAAGGGGCATCGG